GTCCATGTCGTTTTCAATCATGGTACGCGCCATTTGATACAGGGCGAAGCTGGAACACAAGGTATCGTCAGCGTCCATGAAACAAATAAAGTCGCCGTCTGTTTCGTTAACGCCCTCTTGTCTGGCAACTCCGGGGCCGCCATTCTCCAGGAGCGTTATAGTCTCAATTTTGAGCAGTCCTTCAAACTGTTTTACGATGTCCTCATAGCCGCCGTTAGGCGAACAGTCGTCAACTAATGTAATGGTTACGCGGTCTGCGATAGTCTGCATTGCTACGCTTGCCAAAGCTCTTGGTAAGGTCTTGTGTGCGTTATAACACGGGATAATTACGTCGATAGTAAAATCCGTCATAAAATCTCCTTTGAAGTATAGGGGCGGTTTAAGGCCGCCCCTGTTTACTTAGGCTGTCCGCTTATGAATACTGGGTTGCGTCGGAAACCTCAGACCAGAACAGCGAAGCGTTGCTGTTCGGCAAGGCTGCGGCACGGACGTTGACATGCTGGTTGCTGTCGGTCGCCGCGTTGTCGAGCGTCGCAAAGTTGACGGTGCCGGAGTTGGCGCCAAGCGAAGTTGCGCTGTCGCTGTAACGCGGGTCGCTGCCGTCGGTCGTGTAATACACGTCAACGCCTGCGGTAGTAGACGCGATAACGAACTTGCTGTTGGTGCTGTCGTTGGTGATCGTCGGTGCGTTGATTGCATAGTTGGCGTTAACGCCGACGCATACCGCGTTACCCTTTGAGCCGAGTATGAACGCGTCGTGCATGATACGTCCCTCGACAAGGTTGCCGCTGATTCCGGGCGGGTCTGCATGAATCTTATAGTCTGCTAGTTTCTTAGGCGCGAGTATGGCGCTCTTGTAGGTGATAAGCCATTCGACGCCATCGGGCAGATAGCTGGACGGCACTTTAATGACCTTCATGCCGTCGATTTCGCCAACCTGGCCTTTTACAAGGCTGTCCTGCGCGAGTTCGCTGGTGTATACAAAGTTCGGAGCCTGCTTCAAGGCTTTATATCCGGATGTCTTTATGTACATGATTCTGCCGGTTTCAGGCACAAGCGCGTTGTCAAGCTTCTCGGTGCAGTCCATGATAAGACCGATTATGCTGTTGTTGTTGACTGCGGCGAGAGACTTCACACTGCCTGCTTTGCGGCTCCACTGCTCAAGGCGGTACTTATCGAGCGTCGGTACAATGACCTCGTCGATTTCCCTCTTGAGGGACTTGTTCGCGCCCTTGATATTCATCTGCTCAGCTTCGTTGCCTTTGTCTATGATGTAGGTAAACGACTTGTCCTGCGTCATTTCAAGGCTCTGCAAGGTGTCGCCGAGCTCGTAAGGCGTACCGTACCTGTTGCTGGATGCGCTGCGGTTATAGTTGGACAGCGCGACGGTATCTACGCTGTAAACCTCAAGGGTCTTTACGCCGGTGAAGTTATAGTCCTGAGAGGCCGCGCCCTCGGTGATACTCGTCTTTGAAATACGCTCAGCGACTTTGTCACTGAATTTGGTGGTTAGATTAACTGTTGCTCCCATTTTTCATTTCCCTTCTGCCCCGTAGTTGGGGCTATCGTTATGTGCCGTCGTACCAAGAGGCGTCAATTGAATCCATATCCTTTTTCTTGCCTACTGTGGCGCGACTGCCGGTTGATTTTGATTTGTTTTCGGCGTTCTTTTTTCCAGCTTCTAGCTTCGCCTTTTCCGCGTCGAGTTCTGCCTTGAGCTTTGCGTTTTCGTGCTTGACGTACGCAGCCAACAGGCTCTTGCCTTGCTTGACATCGTCCCAAACTTCTTTGGGTATAGTCTTGGGGTCTACCGTCGGGTAAGCCTCCACAAACTCTTTTACATCTGCGTCTCGCTTGGCTTTTGCCTTTGTTTCCGCGTCTGCCTCGGCGTTTTTAGCCGTCTTTGCCGCCTCCATTGCAGCCTTTTCTTTCGCAATGGCGCGTTTCTCTCGGTCTAACTTGACCTTTTCGAGAACGACTGCAACGTCTTTACCTTCGCGCTCGGCTATAATCGACGCTCTGGCTCTGTCTATAAGCTCGGAACGGGTTACGCGCTGTTCCTTTGCAAGTTCATCAAGGAAACTCAGGTCGTCCTCATCCTTTTCCCTCTCGGCCTTGAGCGTCGCAAGCTCGTCCTTTAAAGGTTTAAGTTCCTCGTACTTGCTGTGGACGCGCTCATAGTCCATGCCTTTTTGGGCTAGGGCTATAACTTCGTCCTTGGTTTTAGTCACTTCTTCGCCGAGATACTTTAGCGTGAACTGGTCGGTATCAGGCTTGTTCTCGGGCTTTGTAGCGGCTTTATCGCTCTCGCTTGCGGTGCCGGTTGTCTGTGCGTCCTCTGCTTCTGTAGCGGGCTGGTCTGCCTCGCCGTCGGCTTCGGGTTCCTTGCTCTCTGTGGCTTCGGCGCCGTCCCAATCGTCAGTTTCAGACGGTTCGGCTTCGTCCCAATCAGCGTCAATGTCTACTTCTGCAAGGTTGGTGATTTCTTCATCCATGAAAAAACTCTCTTTCCCGCCTATGGTTGGGCGAAATTGTTTAAATAATTTATTTACAAAAGGGTGGTTTGCCCCATTGCATTTCATTAAGGCTTGTGGTATGGTAACTTGGGGTGGTATAAACTATGACTTACAGGAAGGTCCTTTTAATTCGCAGGCTTGACATGCTCGCTACTTGGATATTTCAGCCTGCGCTATTCAATAAGCGTATGGAGTGGAATTACTACGACAAGGAATATTACTGTTCTAAGCTACAACGCCGGTCTCGTTAATACTCCGTTGCAGTTCTCCGTAGCCTTTGCCTTGTGGTAACGCCGGGGGCTGCCCTGTATTGGTCAACTGCCCGTCAGCACCGGGAGCGGCTTGCTGTGGCATTGCCGCCATAGTGCCCTTAATCTTGTCTATAAGGGCCTGTTTCTTCGATATGTAGCCCTCGGGTATGCGCTCAAGGTAATCAATGACCTCAATCTTGCCCTGCATTAAGAGGTTGTCCAGCGTTGTCATAGACGCTATCTCAGACCAATAAGCCGAAGCGCCGACATCGAGCTTGAGTAGCATCGGAATGTCCTTGAGTACGCTAAAATCGAACATCTTACGGGTGCTTTGCATCGCAGGCATAGGCATCGGGGTCACATCAGGCAATTTGATTTCAATCCAGCGATCTCCGTAGTTTTCAGCCATGAACTCAATATAGATACGGCCCAAGTCTTCAATGCTCTTGAATAGATTCTGTTTGGTTATCTCGCTTGGGATTGCCGCCGCCCTCTGTAGGGCTATGATTGCGCTTGTGTTGTCCGGCCTTGTCTCACCCATTGCGGCGGGAGTAGCGCCTAGAAATGTCTTGGTATAGTTAATGGCGCTGTCTATGAACTGACTTATCTGCGGTGATATCGTTGCTGGGTCAATTGTCTTTATGACGTTGCTTACGTCGCCACCGTTTACGCCTATAGCCGCACCTACCATATTCGTCATTTTGGATATTCGCGTCTTGTCGTAGACGTAGCGCGGGAACGCTGTGGACATTAGCGATATCATAGACATGGCAAACAGTTTGTTGACAAATATCTGATTCGGAATAAGTCCCGTAATAAGTGCCTGACCGTGATAGCTGTCCTGAACATAATCCCAGTTGAGCCATGTAATAGGGTATAGCCTTATGCCTAAGTCCCATTCTTCGCGGATAACAGCCGATTTGGTACACTCATAAGCGTGTATTGTGCCGGTTTTTTTGTCTTTCCACAAGCGGAGCAGAACAGTTACCTTGTCATCAGTAAGCGCGCTCCTGTCGCTTCCGTTTTCGTCTGTGTCGGCGGTTATGATGTCAAAGTCTTTCTGTCCGTTCTCCTCGGCTCTGGCCTTAGCGTCGTCAACAAGTTCTCTTGTGGCGATTATGATATATGGCTGCTTCTGTACTCGCCTGTCGTTGGGATTCCCGAAGAACACGCGGGTATTTTCTATTACCTCGGTGCGTATCTCGCCTTTGGCGTCCTGCCCTGTTTCGGCATCAGGGTCAAAGTATGTATATAAGCAAGCGTCGCCATCCACGGCGGCATTTCTCATATACTCTCGGAGCATAAAGCCTATATTGTTTTTCTCAAACAATGCCTCAAACTCGTTGTTTACAACATCGGCTATGATCTCAAGCCCCCGCTCGGCGTGTGATAGAGCCGAAGCGTTCATTTTGATGTTGTCGGTTGTGATAGACGCTACGTTGAACAAGGTAACTTGCTTTAGAAAGTTGAATACCGGGGTAGGAAGACCGTTGGCCTCAACACCTTCCCATTGCTTGCCGACAAAGAAGTTTTCATTTGTGTTAACGGTATCGTTGAGGTTGATCTGCGTATTGAAAGACACGCCTTTCTGATACTCGTCATATACACTTTTAGCGGTGAGAGGCTTTTTCTGCATTACTCGCCCTTCTTCCCTTTATCTAATCCGAAGTTCAGCACGTTAAGAAGTCCTTCTTTGAACGCCTTGCCTAGCTTCTGCTCGTCGTCTATCTGCTCGTCTATGTTGTAGTCTTTAAAGAGCATTTCAAGCTCTCTAAGGCGTTTTGTCAGTTTGTCGTCTATCTCATCTATCCGGGCGTATGAAGCTTCTAGACCACCTGATATCTCTGTAATGCGGTCCGATATCTTTTCGTCCGATTCGTCGTCGTCTAAAAGTTGCTTCGATAAACGACCTACAAGCCCGTACAGGTTATCTATGTCGTCTATGCAGTCGCGCCGCAACGTGAAAAAGAGATACGCCAATACGCCGAGAGCAATGATTATGATTGCGCCTATAACAAATTCCATATATGCCTCCGTTAAATTCCTAGTATAGATGCAATGGCGGTGTATTCATCATCGGAAATGCCTGTCTTGCCGCCGGTTGAATTATAGTTAGAGTTTTTCTTTGATAGATAATCAGCCGCGGACACAAGCCCTGTGCTGCTAAGAAGATTTTTCGCGCCTTGTAGTACCGCGTCGGCTCTGTCCGATAGCGTGACTGTGTACCCGCTACCACTGCCACCACCGCTATAGCCGGAATAGCCGCCATAGCTGCCGTAGCCACTGATTCCAAGTGCTGCCGCTAGAGTTGGATTTGCAGCCGCCCATACGCTTTGCATCTGCGCTATTTGGTCTGACGTATATCCGAGCTGGCTGTATCCGCTGAAATCTCCATAATTGGCAAGATTTTTAGCTTGGGATGCAAGCGCGGCCCTCTCCTGTTCCGATACGGCCTGATTAGCCGACCATGCCCGGTAGTTTTCGTCTGCTTGGTTGAGCGCTGCCGTGACCATTCCATCGTCAACGCGGATTGCCTCCTCATACAAAGCCTGCGCTTTAGCAATGTTGCTTTCGGCTATTGCCTGCGCTATCGCGGTCTGATACTCAGCCTGTATCTGCAAGCGCTGTGTCTCAATATCCGCAAGCGCATCGGCTTCGGCCTGATTGATCGTGTTCAAATTGCCCTGCAAGGTCGTGTTGATTGCCAACTGCGCCTGACCGCCTGTGCCGGTGTTTAGCCCGCTTGCTGCCGCATACTCGTTAAAGTTCCTGCGCCCCTGCTCCGCGCTCGCCGCCGTCTGATTCCGAGCCGCCGTGTATTGTTCGGGTATCTTCGCGGCAGTAGCGTCCAACGCTGCTATATTCTGTTGATATGCGCCCTGTAAAGCTGCTACACTTGCCTCTCGCTGTGCGTCGTAGAGGCTACTAAGATAATCTGACTGTGATGTAGTGACTGGCATCGTAGCCGCAGCGTACCCGCTTGTGGATGCGCCAGTACTGGGAGTCGCAGCATAAGACGTAGCGGTAGGGGAGGACAAGGGAGTTGCCGTAGGCGTTCCTGTCGAAGTGCCGAGAGGGGTAGCCGTAGCCGCGCCGGTAGATAGGGGCAATCTCTGCACAACTCCACTCGACGGCACATTGCCTTTTGCAGCCTGCGCGCCCTGTATCAATTTCTTGTATTCGTCCTCTGTGTTTATCACAGCCATCAGGCAAAGCCTCCCTTAATATGCTAAATACGCGGCTGTAGCTTCGCCGCCGGTCATGAATTCGTCGTAATCCTCAAGGTGTTCGTCGGGTTCTTCATATATAGGCTCTGGCAATGATTCGTTTGCGGGAAGCACCCTGTTTACGCAGTAATAGCGAAGCCCGTCAATCGTATGTGTTATCTCGTGCGGCTGCTTGGCGCAGTCGTTCGGGTTCTTCTCGTCGGCCTGTATTGCTTGCAAGTCGCTTATGAGTTCCTTGCAGTTTCTAAAAATCACAAGATAAGGCTTCCATTGCTCTTTAGGCTTGTCGCGCTCCGGCATATCGGACAGCATTTCCTTGATTTGCAAGTGCCCTTGCACGCGGCTATTGCTGGACTTGACGATGTTTATACCGTTCTGCATGAAGACCTCCGCCATCGTCTTGCCGGTGTCTTTCATGGTTGTCCACATATCGGGAGGGGCGAAGGTAACAGCTATGCGTTCGCCTATTTGCGTATTTTCTTTTATTCGATCTGCGGCCTCTGATACGATCAGCTCTGAAAACTTAATTTCCCTGTACACATAGGAACGTCCGGCTGGGTCAACCGCTATCCAGTAGCACGCTAAAGCGTCAAGGCCGTAGTCAAACGAACGATATTTAACCCACTCTCTAGGTATTGGGAAAGCATCTATTACGTGCCGCTTCTCGCTAAACTCGGGGAAGTAGCAGCCGCCGAGAGCATCCCAGTCGCCGTAGCGGTGCGCTTTCCTGATATTCTCAGGCAGCGCAGACAGCATCTGTAGATATTGCTTATATGACTGAGGGCTTGCTTTCTGCATGGCCTCGTTATCTTCGACAGTAGCAGCTATAAACGTGTAATCTTCTGGACTCTCGTTTTCTTCGGGGTTGTCGCTGTCGGTCTTGTACTTGCGATCTATAAAGAGGCGCTTAACCCACTGATGCCCTATGCCTCCGGGGTTACAGGTCAAGTAAATTCTCTTGGGGAATTGGTTTACGCCACGGCAACAACCGCCGAACATTCTGAACTCGGTTTCTGTGTTACCAGTAACCGATACGCTCCCGTTGTAGCGCATTACGAAGTTGTGATTGTCATCTACCGAAGGACACCAAACAAGACCGTCATAAGGTTTTTCGTGAATCGAATGTGTTGACCGTGTATATCGCTTATCGATTTGCCCAACACTAAGCCGATAAACGTCATATTGTCCTCTCGCCTTTGAATATCCTTTACATGAAATTCTGCCGGTGAGTGTATATAAGCGTTGTAGGTCGTCGATTAGCCCCTCGTTTGCTAAGCCAATATTTATTGCGCCATTTTTAATGTGACCGTCGCCCAATTCAAAGGCGCGAAGGAATATATCTATCTGGCTACTATCAAGGTCAAACACATATTGCGGTACTCGCTTCTCATATGTGTTGCCAAGCGGTTTGAGTATGTCGAAAAGTTGACCGCTATAAATTATGTATTGTCCTTCTTTTCGGAATGAATATCTAAACGGTAAGCGTTCAAGTAAATCCATTAGTGTTGGCGCTGGTTTGGTTTGCCTTATAGATATTCTTGGGGTTTTCCCATTGTCGCCCCTAACAAAGGCGCAACCCTCGGATAAATACCAACCCAAAAACTCTAGCCAGTCATTCATGTGAATTTTATCGGCCTCGTTATGCCCTTTAAAATGGTGTGGTAAGTCTGTAAACCACTCGACGATTGGACGATTAATGGGGTCTCCAACTCTGGCTATGTAATCGTCTTTAATGTCTTGTACTTGCTTGAACTTCCAACCGCCATTAACTTTGTCAAGAACGGGGATTTTATGGTTTGGAGTGACGCAAAATCTAGCACCGTTGCGAGTTTCGTTTTCGTACATAGTGCCGCTGGACGGAAAGCAAAACATGTTTTCAATGGTTTTATACTCTTGCGTGCCGTCGGGGTTTAGCGACAATACTCGGTCTCCTGCGAAGGAGTGGTCAACCCTAGTCCACCCTCGTTCAAGAAGAAGCTCGGTATCGGGGTGAACGCAAAACTGCGTCGCCTCGTCGATGAAAATAACGTCGTACTCTTTGCCCTGATATTCCATGTTGGACGACGTGCCCTGATAATGTCCGAATTTGATGATTGAGCCATTTATAAACGTCAAGGTGTATGTATCGCCCTTGTAGTTTGCAATTTCAAGAGGAACAACCTTTTGCAAAATAGGCTCTATGTGGTTTTCCTCTACGTCCTTATAGGTGCGGCGCACAATCAGGATTCGTATTCCCGCATGTTCAAGCGCCATCTTTATAGCCAGCGTACGCACGGCATGGGACTTTCCTCCGCCGCGAGCGCCGCCGTACGCCGTGTACAGCGTCTTGCTATTGTAGAATCTCGCCTGTTTAGCGTTTGCTTCGCCTAAATCTAGCGATACCTGTTTGTTGCCTTTCGGCATTGCTTTTTTAGCCGCCATATTCCACCTAAAAAGAAAAGAGCCACACGATTTCTCGTATGACTCCATTCAGTCCTTGCAGTTGCCCACTCGCAACTGCGCTATTATTCATTTATTCATGCATAATGAAATGTTATGCGCTTTTTGCTATCTTTCTGCTTACTTCGAGGACAATATACCCGTCCTTGACTTTCTTTATCTCAACCGTGTTGCCACGATTTAAAATTTCTCCAATCGGCTTTAGTAGTTTTTCCAGTTGGCTTTTATCCAAAGGCTACCCCCTGTTTTCTCCTACCCCTCATGCGGCTTGCGTGATTGCAAGCTCACGTCCTAGCACGATTACAGGCTGTGCCATGCTTACAGGCTCATACGCCGCAGATATCGCATAGCTTTCATCCCTTAGCCATGCACAACCAGTTACCGCATACGTCGTCCTTATCTTACCGTTGTGTAGCTGCTGAGCTACGGGAACAACCTTCGCCGTATGTATATGACCTCCGATTACAATGTCACAATCGGGATGTGACCGGGCAATCGTCTTGAGCTTGCTCTCAGACTTGCCGATGTTGTGAGTAGCATAAATTTTATAATTCTTGCCTTTTGCGCTCACAGTAATAAAGCCATGCACATAGTTGTATTTCTCTAAGCATCCCAACCCTAAACACATCGTAAAGCCGGGGTCACTTCCAGTCTGTCGGAATGTCCGTTCTTCATGATTTCCTATGCAGAAGAATATTATCTTATCTCTGATCGGGTACAGCATTTCTATGACGCTCTCAATCTGTTTCTGAGGCATTACCCGCTGAGAGAACACACAACCCTTTGAGCCTTGCGTTGCATTGTCTATGAGGTCGCCAATAACAACTACAGCCGCTTTATCGTCGTTCTCTATCTTCTCAATGTACTTCAAAAACGCTTTCTTCTCAAACCCATGAGCCCCATAATGTACGTCCGATATGATATATAAATGCACTTCGTCACTACTTTTGTATAGAAAATGCGTCTGATTTCCAGCTGGTATTGCGTTATGATACCTGTCGCTTCGTCTTAATGCGCCCCGGACTTTTTCCTCTACCTGCTTCATGTTTAACTCGGGGAAATACTCCGACATAGCTTTATATAACTCGGCCCAGGATAACCCCTCGTCAAACTTTAACCGTTCAGCTTCAGACTTCCAGTCATAATCTATACCAGCTTCTACCATCCATTCCCTCCAT